GGTCGCCTCACCCTCTTTTAACTTTCGCTGTTCTTCGAGTAGAACTTCCTCTACCTCAAAGTTGCCTTCGTAAATATCTGAACCGTACTCATCGTAGAAGGATTCGGCATCTTCAATGACACCGCCTTGGTCTGAGTAGTCTGACCAGGCATCTGCGATTTCGTCCCCGTACATATTGTCAAGGGCTTCATACTCGCTATACCCGAACGTCTCCATCATATTGCTTATTGAATAGTCAATAGTTTCTGATGAAATCATCGGCTGGTCATCATCTACGTTGGTCTTGTCTATACGCATAGTGCCTAGGTCGATAAACCCTGCACCGCCTTCTTGGTCTTTGTACTCAATCTCGAAGTAGCCATCTTTACGCTTAATTGCCGAAACTAATTTAGCGAAAGTAATATGTGCTGCCTTCTCGTATCGCCACGTGTCATCGTTAAGACGACCTGCGAAGTACCCAGGAAGATTGCTACCACCATACGACCACCTACCAGTTGCCCAGCCAGTGATATATACCTCAGCCTCTGGGTCAGGTGGTGTGTCGATTTCTTCGGGCTTCTCGATGTCATCGAACGCGTCCTCGTTGATAATGTTGTATTCACTATCAGTCTGAACTGCCTTGATGTAATCGAAAAGCTCTTTAGCAATGCTTGCCTTGGCTGTTATTACTACGTCTGCACTTGATTGATTAGCCATTACCTAACATCTCCTTCATCACGACCAGACGCTTTAACGATTCCTCGTAGTCGGTGATTAAACCTTTAATACGAAGATTGTTGCCGCTCCCGTTCCGTGTCTTTTCGAGTTGCTTGGTGTAATTGGTAATCTCTCCGTCGCAAGCTCGCATCGAGTTCCTCAAGAGGTCTGATACGGTGCTTTGACGACCTTCCATTGGTGCGAAGATAATTCGGCTATCAGGTACACCGTTCTTGCGTAAAGCGTCCCGCAAATAACTCAGCTGTCGTCCCGTACTCGTTGAGTAACGGTCGCTATTGACTAGCCATGTACCATTTATATACGCACCCATAATAAAATGAGGCCCATACGAATAGATATACTTGCCATCAGCGAATACATTTGAATAGTTGCGGTTGTTTAATACGGGGCGAACGTCACCTTTTGCCATGATCTCGGACACCATTTGCTCTAACCTTGTTCGATTATTCGCCATTATACTGCCTCCGATACTATGAACAGTGTGATTTCCTGCTCTTGTGTACTCTCGAACCTATTGCGGTTGTAAGAAGTCCCTTGCATATCATTAACTAACATAACAAAGGAGTGAACACCGTTGTCTAGCAAGTAAACCGTTATATGCTTATCCATTTTAACTGGGTAAGTCATTGAGTTCCTTGCTTCGTTGTGCCAATCTCGTGTGTAGTCCCTTATCTGTGATACAACGTCAGCGAGTTTGTATTCGCCACGTCCTAAAACTTTTAAGTTACGGTCGATTGCCCAACGTCGGTAGTCCACTTTCTCAACTCGGTGCAACCCTTTGATAGGCTCGAACTTAGTTGGTTTGAACTCGTCCATGGTTATACCTCTTTGATATAGCCTAGGTACGAAGCTAATTGCTCGAACTCGTCCTCGTTGATAACAATGATTTTGCTATCGTGATTTGAGCCCGTACGCTTGTAGTCGTACAGTACAACCGAGCCATCGCTGGCAACGGTTGCGTTTAGTGAAAAGGCAACGTCAGGTGTTGAAAAGTCTTTGAGGACTAATACTTCACCCACGTTATCGTGTTGTGTGTTTGCCATTATCGCTCCTTTCAAGAATGATAATTATTATGATTTGGGGGCAGGCTAAAACAAATGTATTGCGAAGAGGCGCATTTCACCGCCCCACACTCGTCATTTCGATGTGCTGGAGACAGGCTGAAAAACCTCGGCATAATCTGTTCTTGCCTTTGCAATTAAAAGAACCCCCATAAAGGGAGTACTCAACTGCCGCGATACGACTTATACTCTAGTTACGAGTGAAGTCTTTAGCTATCGCTACCTTTCATTATACAAGAAGGCTACCCTTTTGTAAAGACCTATTTCAACACCAGGATACAGGCTTTTTCGTGTATAATCGTGGCTTCTACCCCCGCTGCAGCCTTTGGATTATCGCTATCCACGGTCTCCTAGAGTAGATAAAACCTATTGTATATTGCATAGCCTTATTGTATAATAGTAGCATACGCAAACAACAGTAAACGTATAATAATTATCATCATAAGGGAACTGTTACAATGAAAATCAATTACCTAGGACAACTCACTGATACTGCTATGAGCTTTATACCAGGAGAGAAGAACAAACCAAGTCGGGTAGGCATTTATATGGGTGTAAAAAAAGGCGGTCGCAAACCACTTGAACTCGTTAAAGCGGGACCCCACGTAGATACTGAGAAGGCTCAAAACGTGTATATTCACCAAGTCGTGAAACGAACGGGACAGACATTACGCTACCGATATTACGACATAAAGGAAGTTACAGTTTACCACCGTATCAACCACGCCCTATACCACAAGCTAATTCTTCAATACAGTCGTATGAGAATGAGGGATACAGCGGCATTCGGTCTACCTGCTGAACAAGCTATGCTTACGGACGCAGACATCGCAAAGGTGCTTGAGTTCTCACGGGGCGAACTGCTATCTCGCAACGGTGTTTACCAATACGCTTAGGCTAGGGTAAAAAACTCGGCAAAGACCAAATCTTCTTGTACTTATCGTATAGGTGGATACTACTACCCAGTAAAGGCTTGCACGCACCGATTTGCTCTACGAAACGCTCCTGTGAAGACCGATTGTGCTCCAACGTACAAAGGCTCACCCGAACGAAAAAAATCTCGCCAATAACCCTTCTCCTGTGTCTAATTGCTATATAGAGAACACAAGACAGGATACTAAGAGATTTACCGTAGAAGTCATAGAGTAGCCTCAAGGGAAACTACAATACCTTTTATCCAAGAAAACACGCCCAAAGCAGAAGTTCATAGCCAAAGCCAACGAAGAACCACGGAAAAGGCGGAACGCAAGCCACAATCTCCAACTTTTCTGAACACCTTTGGAGTAGGAATCCGCCCCCTTTTTGCCAACGACCACCCCTTTTTGCTGAATCCAGACTCTTTTTTGCCATTGAGCCGCCCATTTCCCCGAATTGAAGCTCTGGATTGCCAACGACCTTCTCCTACCCGTGCTGGAAGAAGCCAGACTTCCGAATCCTGTACTACCTGGATTAAAACCTGAAGATTTCAGAGTTCTGAGCAAATAGCTAAGTTTTGCAGCCTGACCCAGGTGGATTTATCCATGTCCCACAGGCCTCCCAGTAACGCGGTACTCAGAGCTCCTAAGAATCCATAGTATCGTGGCTTCACGAGTTCTAACTTTACCGCGTTCGCACCCAGAGTAGACGAAGTTATAACCATCCTGTATTACCTGGATTAGTTGGATATACCACCATCCTACTCCGCAGAACTAAGGCTAACAAATGCTTTTTGCCTCAGGCTACCCCCCAGCCGAAGTGAGGCTCTGGCATCCAAGGCTTTAGTGCCGATCCGGAGCATATCCAGTGGAAGCCTTATGTGCCAAAAAGGTATTGCATTTTATCTGTGCCTATGAGATAATACTTACAGTGGTAGAGATACCCATATAATCATAATCACAAGGAGATATTATGACTGCAACCAAAGCACCAGTGAAGGCAAAGGTAACTGTACCTGCCCACAAACTCGAAGTGGCTAAAACATTTCGCAAGAACATTATCAAATCAGTAACAGGTAAGGCTACATCAGTACGAGATGAAGCAGGCAAGAAAGTAAATCGTCAACACGTTATTACTTATCTTGAAGGCGACAAAGTCGTAACAGCTACCCTACAGATTATCTACGGGAAAGAACTACTTGCACACACTGCAAAAGACATTCTTGAACTTACTAATCGTAAGGGCTCAGTCTATTACTTCGTACCTCTAGCGTAGTTAAGCAACAGGATAGAGCGATTGGTGGGTCGCTCTGTTCCAAGCTCAGGCAGGGGCTCCAGTGCAGGGATAGGGGCATTGCCGCCCGTGTTTGCAGGATACGATCACACCGCTGCTGGGCTAAGCCAGACAAATGCTTTCTGGTTACGGCTATCTCCAAGTGAGGCGCCCGCATGGCGGCTAAGGCTAACAAATGAATCTTAGGTAAGGCGATGAAAAGAAAAGGCAGGCAGGCTGGGGACCGAGGAGGCAGGCCGTGGGCATTTCACGTGAAACATTCCTGTGCCTGTATCACGGCTTCCATTGGCGTCGCCAAAAGCATCCACTGTATTGAGGACGGAGTTACCATCTCCATAAATCCGTAAAGATTATTGATAAAACCTATTGACTTTTATCGTTAAGTGTAGTATACTTATAGACAGTAGACAGGGCGCGACTACTACAATTATAATTATAAGCGCACGAGGTAACAATTATGGTAGCTACTAAAGCAACTACAGTAAAAGCAAAAACAACTAAAGCTAAAGTAACAGTGCCTAAGCACAAGCTACAGGTCGCAAGCGATTACCGCAAGCAGATTGTAAAAAGTGTTGAGGGTAAAGCGTCTAGCGTACGGGACGAAACTGGTAAAAAGGTAAACCGCCAACACGTTATACGTTACACCGAGGGCGACAAGGTAGTTACAACCACTATGCAGATTGTATACGGTAAAGAATTACTAGCGCACAAGGTAAAAAACATTCTTGAGCTAACTAATAGCAAGAAAAGCGTTTACTACTTTATCCCAGTAAGTAAATAAGCGACAATATAAAAGATGAGCGGGCCAAAAACCCGTTCATCTTTTTAATTGCGTGAGGCCGTAGCAACCCCCCTCGTAATTTTTTCTTCTATTTTCGGTGTGTGAGCGCGACAAAGGGTAGTGCGAAAAGCCCTAAGAACCCAAGCACGATAATCAACGGTGCTGCGAACGCAACGAGTACTATGATCCACCCTATCGCGAGTGTGAGAACCAGAAAAATAAATAACACTAAGAATACCGCTGCGATGACGTTACTCACCCCTTCTTCTGCCGAGTTGGGATTTTTTTTGGAACTAGGAGCATCGGAGGTCTTCACCACTTTGTAGTTTTCGTATAGCGACGGGAGCATGATCTTGTTACGTCTGCGTCTACGACCACCGTACATCGTGAAACCACCACGCTTTGCACCACCGCCTATGACGATCTTACCGCGCGAGATACCAGATAGGCGTATCGGAGATTGGTTCGAAGCGAAACTCATACTCGTATGCTCTCTTTCTTGACGTGTTGCATTATGATTGCGCCTTCGTTGCTGACTGTGTTGACGATGACACGCTTTAATATAGCCGAGACTGACGACTTGCTTAGGGAGGTGACGATACCTATTTGCTCATAGTCTATCTGACCCGTACAATATGCGTGAAAGATGACTAGGTTGCGCTTGCTTGAGTCGTACAGCTTGTAGTACCCCCGTTCTTCTGCGAGTTTGACTAGCTCTTGCACATCTCGGCAGCGTTGGACGCTTTCGCGTCGAGAGGGTGGTAAGTCACCGAGGTAGATGTGCTTCTTGAAGATAGGGGGAAACATTTAGCACCCCAGTATAAGCTGTTTAGGGTTCAGCATAGTGTAAATAAAGGTCGCAACGATTGCTGTGACGAGAATGAATGCCCAGATTATCAGTATGTTAGATAGTTTGTTGCTCATTAGAAGTAGTCCTTTCTGACCTCTGCAAGGTCTGCACATCGCGAACAGATAGCAATAGATACCTCGTACGATGACCATTTATTTTCGAACTCAACGTGTGGTTCTTCGATGGGGGTCCAGTTATGAAACCCGAAGAAGCATCGGAGATTACGCACGATGTTTGACCATATCACTGATGAGTGGTTCGTCAAACGCCTCTCTGGCGCGTCGGAGTTCTTCGTTGTGGGTAACGTCTTTGATGATTTGACTGACGCGAGCGTCACCGAGATTGAACCTTTTACCTAGGTCATCATAGCTATACAGACCAGTGCAATAGAGGTCGTAGATTTTTCGGTTGCGTCGCCACATAGTTTGGTCGGTCATAATCGGGTTGCGAGTATTTGGACTCTTTATCTGGTGCTCAACTGACCTGACGATCTGTGAGATACGTGAACCACGTAGGTTGTCATATCGTAGACCGAGTGACTCGTACGTGTAGAGACCGCTTGTGAAGTCTTTGAAGATACGAATGTCACGTGCTATTTGGTTACCTTTAAGGGTATGTTCTACCCGTAGGAGCGTCGGAAGCAACGCTCGGTATTCTGCTGCTTTACTTATTGTTCGACTGTACATATACACCCCTGCTTTCTAGAGCTTCTAGTAGTAACACTTCGTAAGCGTTGCTCTTGTTATCGTTATAGTCGGTACTTGCGAGACCTTCAACCAGCTCGGTGAGAGTGATAGGTAACGTCATAGAGACGGTCTTCTTCTTACCGCTTGGTTTGTGGTACACAGTTGGTACCTGTCGCGTAACACCATTTTTCATAGTGACCGCGTTATATTGCTTTACTGGTTTGCTCATAGAATAAGTATATTGCACTTTTAGTAAAAATACAATACCTTTTCTCAACTCTAGGACAAACAAAAACCACCCCTGAACTGGAAAGTAAGAGGGTGGCCTTTGCATTTATACGATTAACGCAAGTTGGAGGTGTCTATGACACTGTGACTAGCGCACGTTCTTATTTTACCGCTCTAGTAGTGCGCAGTCAAGCATAATCTACCGTCATATTTGAACCCAGCGAACGCTCGAACATACTGGTTGTCGAGTTCACGCTCATCTGGCATAAAGTCGTCTGGGACTAGGAGGTCGGGCTTCCACCCGTGCTTTTCGAAGTACACGTCTTCGATACGTTGATAGTACACTTTTGCGTTATCGGGTAAATCTTTCATGGCGGAGCGGAGGTCACCTACGGTGAGGTAGAACTCGTCGTCATCTTTTACGTAGTTTTCATAACTCATAGCTTCACTATACCGAACGGTCCTCGTGTTGTCTATAATCGTTGACTTCACCAGTGGTCGTAACTATAATTAGATATTGTGTTGACTTGTTAGTAGCACGCAATACCCTCCGATTTGTGTCAACGGGCATCTTGGGCACACAGATCACCTTATACCCCCTATTGATGACACCACTATACCCAGTGGTGTTTTCTTTTACCCTATTGACTCTCTGGTAATTCATTACTCTGTATAATCAAATTAGAATAAACAATTAGGTAAATACAACGCGTGAATAAAAATCTTGATAGTCTTTCAAGAGCCAATGCAACGGCCGTAGCAAAGACAAAGAACAATTTATCGACCGACTTTCTACGGAATGGCGGGCGAACTATGTCTCCGTCTTGGTCTGCAACGACTATTACAGACAAGGATATGTACAGCGACTTTGGATACGCTGTTATTACCCGACGCGCTAACCGAACAGCGGTCATCGGTAAGCGAAACATCTACACAAACGCTTCGAAGAGAGTCCTCGAATCAGCTAATCACGACAAGACTGCGGTAGTTCACCCTTACCTTCCTCTTATCCGTGAATCAAAGAACTTCTCAGAACGAGTGTTCTGGTACAACATCTCAACATACCTCGACCTTGAGGGTGTCTTCTACCTATACGCAGCTCGACGCGTATACGCTGACGGACACTTAGGGGCTGTACAATCGTTCTCACTTTTGAACCCGTACAATATCCGTAAGGTAGTTAACAGTGAAACTGGTGAACTCGGTGGCTACATCGAATCTCGCAACGGTAAGACCCGCGACATTCACAAAGACATGATTATCCCTATCTCACTGATGGACCCGTTCAACAGTGGCGGTCACTTCTCAATGGCAGACGCGGCTCGTGACGCTCAGTTCACGATGAAGCAAGCATCTGATTACGCTCGTCAGGCTATTCAGGGCAACTTGAACACTCCTGGTATCATCTCTACTTCAATCGAACTAGAAGAAGAAGACTTTGCGAACTTCGTATCTCGTCTACAGAACCACAACAAGGGTGAACCAATCTTCGGTAACGGTAGCGGTACTGTCGACTGGGTTGACATGCAACAAGACCTCGACAAAGCGGCACTCGCGGACATCAACAAGATTCACCTCGACAACCTCTTCGCTATTGGTGGTGTTTCAAAGACACTCATGGGCATGGAAGAATCTGGTACAGGTCGCGAAGTTTCTCGTACACAAAAAGACGACTTCACAGAAAACGCGATTATGCCTCAGATCGAAACAATCATTGACGCATTGAACCTTGACTACCGTACACACTACAAAGACGAGTGGGACAAAACCCACTACGAAATGGCTCTAGATAACCCACTTGAATCAGACCAAGACGCTGCAAAAGCGGCAGTCCAAGTACGACAAGCTGAGTTCGACGTAATGAAGGCTCTAACCGACGCTGGTTACGCGCCAGATGTTGCTTCAAAGTTTGCACGCGGTGAAATCGAAGTTACCGACCTAGGTACACCCGACGCTACAACCGCAGATGACGGAAACGATGGCGACGTTGACGGTGGACCAAACCGAGATGAAGACGACGACTCTAACGCAAACGACAATGGCACTAAAGAAGTCACCTACAACCTCAACGAGATTGCTGATGACGACCTAGTAGAAATCGCAATCAACAAAGTCCCTATCCGTCAGTTCTTACCTGAACTCGAAATCGAGTTTGCACAAGAAGACAACCCTGTTGCTATGATTTACTCATCAGCAAAGGCTGACACTACACTCATCACCCTAAACGGTATTGAAGCGAAAGACGGTAAAGTATCTGGTACTACCGACATCTTCGGTAAGTTCGATAACGGTTACGTCAAACTATTGACTGTCCTGTTCGACGACACTGAAGCCGCGCTAAAAGAAGTAACCAAGCGTTACGCAAAACAAAAAATCGGTGTAGCTAAAAGCTAAAAAGGTAAATCTTCGTACCCTACTTCAACAGGGTCACCCCACGGGTCCATTTCGATGGGCTCGTTTTCTATTCGCTCGTCTTCTTTTTTCTTACACTCGACACATAGTACAGTGCCGTCATCATCGTACGCGCTACTTGTGGTAGTGTACCCTGCACACTTCATGTGAATAATATCGTCACAGCTGTCACAGTAAACTTCGTCAGCCTCTGCCATGTAGTCTTTACAGGTTGCGCACTTGTTTGCACCCATACGTTGCAATATGTAACCGTAGTCTTCTGCTTTCTTTTCTGCGAACCGCACTCGCTCAGCGGTGACAAGCTCCGTGTAGTCGTCAATCTGAAACATTATCTCGTCTTTACCGCAAATACACTCAACTAAGCAACGCTTGCTGTGAATCAACTTAGCCGTCAATAGGCTGTTCTTTAGCTTTTCGCGTTCCTTAGATGAGATCATTCTTCGATTTTGTCCCAGCTGTCTACTTCGGTGTCATCACCCATCACGTTGAAGTCGCGCGAAGTGAGCCCTTCTTCGATAAGCTCGTCTGCGTATTCTTCTGGGTCTTGGTCGCCAATTTCTCGGTCTACATAACCAAAAAGGGTTTGTGTAATTCTAAATCGTACTAAGGTCATACTATTGGGTGCTCCTTCTCGAACTCTTCAATTAGTTTCATTACTTGCTGCCCACCACCGTGCATATAGAAATGCTCGTATCGTAGGTATTCGTCCTTGTATTCTGGCATAATCGCACCGAGTTGACGAAATACTCGCCAAGGTTTGTTATCAATTTCATCGAGGTCGAACAGCAGCTCTTGCTTCAAATCTTCGACCTCAACAGTGGTTTGCTCGTCAGTGAAGCGCATAATCGCTTCTTTTAACTGGTTCAAGTCGACTAAAGCGGTGAACTTACCGTCAACAGACAGTACGTTACTGGTTTCAAGACCGTGCGCTTCGCACCATTTACCAAAGTTGTTACTAAATAGTTCGCTATCGTTCATAAGTTCTTGCTCATTTCTGTGTATTCAGCCCAGTATTCTGGCCACGTTGCTTTAATCTTCGCTAGGTTTACTGCGTCAGCTTGTCGACACGCGTGGGCGAGTGCAACAACAAACGAACCACCAAAGATGGTCATAGCTTCAACGGTTGCGTAGTCTTCTTCGGTATACATATACATATCGTACAACGTATATACAGAAAACGCAATAGGTTTTATTCGATAAGTGAGCGTTTTGGTTTATTAAAACGCGGGTCGAGCTTGTGTCGCGACAATCGTAGTACACGAGCGGTGTTAAACTCTGCGTCAAACGTGAAAGCGACGCGGTCTACCTCTGTTAATACCTCTTCGATGTCGATATTTTGTGGGAACACTCCTACTTCGTGAACATGCTTGTAGTTTATAGAGTAAACTTCACCGTGACTTATAGTTATATCGCATACTGGTGTCATTAAAGACGCGAACGCAGCTGGTCTCATCTCGTAGCGAGACTCTTCGAAGTTGTTCAAGATACTATTCTTGTCTATATACAGTATTACGTTGCGACAAAGCATGATACGGTTGTCGTCAACTAGCTCTTGACGCATAGGTAAACACTCTGGTGAGATCAATATATGATTGCCCAGTGTAAAAATACCTTTAATAATAGTCTTCTCGAGGTCAGCTGTAGTCATTGAAACTATCATAAAACAATAATATGTATAATACAACTAGAAGAACGTATAGAGGTCATGCACAGACACTGCGAATGGTCTTCGTAAAAGAAACAAACAAAAGTTTTACACAAAAAACGTCCCTTAAAACAAAAAAGGAATAGAAACGTGGAAAAAAGTAGAAATAGTTACGTTGTCACTGCCGAAGTAGGCGGTTTCACGGATGAGGGAGATGGCGTTGTATCATTCCCGAACGGTCTAACTATTACTGACGATTCTACGCAACGCAACGGCACACGATACGACATCGAATCAATGAGCCTCGAAGATTACGGTAACCAGCTTACTGCCGATCACGATGACACATTGCGAAGTCTTATTGGAAAAACTGTTGGTGTTAAGAAATCTGGCAACAAAGTTACTGTTGAGAAGATTATTTACGCAGTTAAAGAAAACGCATACGCGAAAGTCGCGTACGACCTATTGGTTGGTGGTTTCTCAAACAGCTTTAGTATTGAAACTCTCGGTCGCCTTGATCCTGATACTGGCATCTACAATAACGCTGAGCTTTGCGGGTTGAGTCAAGTAGTTACTCCTAACAACTATAACGCACACGTTAACTCGTTTAACGAAACTGTCCACAATTCCTTAGAAAAAGCGAAAGCTGAGGGTCTCAAAGTCGACGGACTAGAGGAAAAATTAGTAATCGCACCTAAAGAGGAAAATATGGCAAAAGAAACAAAGATTTCTGAAGCTACTGAAGAGTTCATTGACGTTACAGTCAACGAAGCCCCTGCAGAAGTAGAAGATAAAGAAACAAAGGTTGTCGAAGTCCCTGAAGTGGTTGAAGTACCTGAAGAAGATACCGAAGTCGTTGCAGAAGAAATCGAAGCCGAAAAAGAAGCCGAAGAAGTTGAAGCTGAAGAAGAAGTTGCTGAAAAAGTAGCTGAAGCTGAAGTAGAGACTCCTGAAGTCGAAGCCGAAACTGTCGAAGAAACTACTCGCGAAAAAGCTGAGAACGGTACATGGATCGAAACGGTCACAACCACTCGCACTAGCGAATACATCGAAACAGAAGAGGAAAAGGCAGAACGTCTTGCTCGAGAAGCACGATGGGAAGCCGAACTCGCTAAAGACGATGACGCAGAAATCACCATCAAGGTTGATGTAAGCGACAACGAAGCAAGCGAAACCGTTGACAACGAAGCTGAAGAAACTGAAACCGAAGAGGTGGAAGCGACTGAAGAAGTTGTTGAAGAAAAAACAGAAAATAAAAAGGAAATTGAAATGACAAAAGAAGAAGCTCAAGCTATGATTGACGCAGCTGTGAAGAACGCTCTTGACGCTCAAGTTGAAGAAACTGAGTTCACTGAAGACGCTCCTGTAAGCAAGAACGCTACAATCAAGAACCAACTTGCTCTTGCTATTGCATCAACACGCGACCTTAACGTAGAAGCATACAACGAATTGCGTGCTATCAACAAGGTTAACTACGACGCACTTGTAGAAGCTGGTAAAGTAGAAAACTCAATCAAGCTAGAAGACCTCGGTAACCTAGTTATCGGACCTGAAGTTCTTTCAGAAGTACAAGGTAAGCTAAACAGCTACTCTGCACTACTTGAAGCAACTGACTGGCGTGAAACTGACGCGATCAAGTTCGCATGGCTATCACGTGGTACTACAGTTGACATGCAAAATGTATCAACTGGTTACTCAGGTGGCCTAACAACTGGTCCAATCGACGATGACGACCTATTGAAGCCATACGGTGAACCAACTTTCGCGCCACACGACGACGAACTAGAAGAACTTGCTTACGTTACTGCTGTAGCACTTGCAACAATTAAGTTCGCTGCTGTTGACATCATGCGTGACATTGCTAAGCAATTCACAAACGACTACGACAAAAAGCGTGCCCAACTTGTTATCGCTCGTCTACAACAAGCTGTTAACGCTACAGGTCAAACTGTTGAGTTCTCAGGAAGCACTGCTGACCTAGCAGAAGCCGTAGCTGAAGCTGCTGACAGCACAACTGTTGGTAAGTTGATCCTATCAAACAAGACTAAGGCTGCAATCCTACGATCAGCAATCACAGAACAAAACTTCGGTCTTGTTGCTGAATTGAACGCTGGTTCAGTATTCGGTACATCTTTCGTAACAGTCCCTAGCGACCTCCTACCTACGCTAAACGCAGGTGACACTCGTACTTTCCTAGTACACGGTGTAGCAGTTGTTGTTACTGACCCAATCTTCTACGCAGACATGAGCGCATTCACAGGACGAACATCTGGTGGTCTCTCATACGACGTAGACGGTCGTGCATCTTACGAAGTGAACGGTGAAGTTCGTTCAGCATTCCAACGCAACGAAGTTGTGATCCGTGGATCATTCTTCCGTGGTGGTGTTGTTACAGAACCAGAACTCGTAGCTTCAATCTCTAGCTCAGAAAGCTAAGATATAGTTGCAAAGCTCCCGTCTTATGGGCGGGGGCACCAAAGATAAAAAGAAAATAAAAAAGGTTTAAGAGAGTGACTATAGAACAGTACACACAGCTTACGGGAAACACTGTATCTGACGAAGACGAAAATATGGTTCTCGCAGCAATCGCTCGTGCAACCGCTGAGCTTGAGTCTGCTCTAGGTTACTCTCTGACGCCACAAACGAACATTTACAGTGAGCTTGGCAAGACCCAATACAACGGGTACTCATTCGGTCAGACTCTTCCCGTTCCAACAAACGTCATCGACAATTTATTGCCTGCTGACGAACCGATTGGTGACGTGATGGTCTTTCCGTTAGAGCTCAAAGATAAGTTTGCACTCGTACAACCATTCGACACAGCATACCGAGCAAAGTTGGTCCTCGTACTCGACAACGAAAGTTTCATTACTCTCGACGATCTCGTAGGAGCAATTCCTCAGTACATGGGTAACGGTTGGGGCAAGTGGATCGAAATCGACATTCCTGGGTGGTCTTACGACCCTACTGTTATCGCTAACTTCACGACTCTCTTTGCAGATGGTCACCCGAAGCAAGCGAAACTAGCCCTTGCAGTCGACGCAGATTACCACGATGTAGCGTCAGACCCAGCAATTATGTATCTGCTTGCAGACATGGTTGACTACCGACTCGACTCAAACAACTCAGCAGCAATGGGCAACATTACTTCTGAATCTGTTGACGGTCACAGTTGGTCAAAGACTGACAAACCAGTAACCCCGATTAGCAGTAGCGATCATTCAGCCACAGTTGCTCTATTCGTTGGTCCTAACGGGGCTAAGCGTAATAGGGTGCCTGTACGATGATAAGCTACAAAGACCCAATTAAGCTCATCGACGTTGACACTGACGGTTACAACGACAAGACAGTAGTGATAAACCACACAGTCAAGTCATTGTTTCACCTAGGTGGTTCATATTTGCAAACGGCAAGTGCCGAAGAACACGCAGCAGACGCTCACGTGTACTTAAACCCGAAAGACCCAATCGTTCTTGCGAACGCTTACCGTCTCGAAGGTCTGTACATCGTAGCTAACCTGTTCGGTGGTGACGAATCAGATGCTTGGTACCGTATCTCTCGCGTAGTAGTGGGGCAACGAAAGTTGCTCGCTAACAACGTAGACAACGTGCATTGCTTCTTAACGAAAGTTAAAGCAATCGCAGACCTACCAGACCTAGAGGAGTCATAAATATGCCGCTCGTAAAGAATATCAACGCACAGGTTATCGGTGATAGCATTGACAACCACTTCGGGGTAGCCCTCGTACAGATCGCAGAAGCGACTATACGCGCAGCTGAACCGAATACACCAAAAAAGACTGGTGCCCTACGTAACTCAGCTCACCCAACAAAAGCTGGCCAACGCCAAGTTTCAGTTGAGTGGTCAGAACCTTACGCAGGTGACCAAGAAGAGGGTATCGCATCAGACGGAACCGAAATCCACAGGTACACAACTCCTGGGACAGGTAAAGACTTTGCGAAGAACGCTATCAACAAGGTTGCACGAGGTGACGAAGCTATGATTATACTAGACATAACAATGATGGACGCGATATGACAGACCCAGTAACCGTATCAGAATCATTTGTACAATGGCTAGAAATCGAAGGTTACGGTGCATTCGGTAATAACTTGTTTATCAACCGAATACCGCTGAAAGCCCCAGCCGATAGCTTTGTTATCACAACCAACGGTGGTCAAACAGTACGAAGACTCATCACGGGTGAAGTAGTAAAACAGTATCTCATTCAGGTACAATACCGCGACACATCGAACAAAGACGTTGATAGAACACTATTCAACCTCGAAGAACGATTGAACGCGAAAGACTGCTTTTACCTTGACGGGTTCGATGTAGACTACGTGTCAACATCTCAGTTTGCTTCAAGTCAAGACATTGACAACGAAGAGCTTCAAACTGGCTTGCTCACTGTAAATGTTCAATTATACAGAGCGCCTAATAGCGCGCCAAATATAGAAAGTTAATAAGGAAACACAAAAATATGTTTAAAGGTCCTTTCACTGTACGATTTGGTGCGACAACCATTACCGACGTTATGGATTACAGCCCATCATTTGATGTTACGTCTAACGACTACACAACAATTGACGGTCGTACATCAACCATTACTACAGGTATTAAAGCATCTGTAGAGCTACAACTACGTGGTCTAACACCATCAGCAGTTGCAGCCGTACTCCCACAATACTACAAGGCACACGACGAAGTTCTGTCAACTGGTCAAACAGTTACAAACGCTGACGGTGCAATCGACATCGTTCCAGCTGCATGTTCTGAAGAAGACATCGCTAACGACCTCGACATCCTTGACTGTACTGGCAACCTAGCAGTTCGTATCAACAGCGCAGTGGCAACACTAAGCTCAATCGACATGCAAGATGGTGCGCTACTCACAATCACAGTAGCATTCACAGGTCAACCTGGCCAAGGTGAAGCAGTTGCACAGATCCTTGGTGGTGGCGACACTACTGTCGACAGCTAATCATAGCTCTCGAAGATCAAACACTTACCCCCGACTGCATTGCGCTATCGGGGGTGCTGTTTTTGTCAAATCTATATAATTAGAGATGAAATACAACTAAGTCCAAAGGAGACTAACACAAGATGTCACAGTACAATCTATCAGACAACATTAGCAAATCGTTCGCATTCGAGATCGACGGTAAAGTATTCGATTTTCGACGACCATTAGTGTCTGAGTTGAAAGCAAACCAAGCTATTCAAAAAGAACTTGACGCAGCAAGTACAGATGAAGAAAAGCAAGCTGTTTCGAACAAGATGCAACAGTT